ATCTCCAGATATGACAAAAGGGATACCGCCATCGTTGATGGCGGTATCCCTTGCGTTACATATACTCGATACCGCTATTAGTCGGCATCAGCAACAGTGACTGCCGTGCCGTCAGACACGTCAACCACGGTGCCGGTGTTCGACAGGACCACGACCAGGTTTGCGGTCGGGGTAGCCGTATCGTAGCAATACACCAGATCGCCAACTTTCATCAGCGACGCAACTTCATTAAAATAGCCGGAGGTATTTACGGTGGCGATTGCATCAGCAGATTGATAAGCCCAAATCTGCGGAGCATTGCCAGCCTTAGAACCAGCGACAAGGTTCAGACCAGTGCTAGAAAAAGCCATGTTATATCTCCTTATTCGCGGCAGGTAAGTTCGACAATACCTTCATTGTCGATGGCAATGGCACCGGCGCTGAACACTTCATTAACCAGCCAGGAGGTTTTCTCCGGGATGTAGTTAATTTCGGTCCGCATCGAAATGCCTTCCGCATAACCGATGGCATCGCGGTGGAACGCGAAGCACTGACGGTCGCTGGAACCATCAATCGACAGGCCACCTTCGCTACGATCGCCAAGCACATGGAAGCTAAAGCCCAGGAACGAATTGATGTCGCCCTGAACCAGTGCCTTAACCGTATTGAAGTCGCTGCTCGTCACAGACGTTTCCGACAGCAGATTCGCCAGACCATTCGCATGAATGATGATATGACGATCTTGCGGCGGGACGTTGTTCGAATCAAGCAGACGCTTGGCTTCGCGCAGCTTCGCCACGTTCATGTTCGTATCGGTACCACCGATATCGTTGCTGACCGTGTAGCTCGTGCTGGCAGCGTCAAGCGCAGACAGAATCAACTGATCTTGACGACGGCCAATCGCGCCAGCAACCACGCGCACCAGTTCTTGGCGCTCGTCGAAGTTGACTTTGGCTTGCGAGAAGATGTCGCTGTACTCAGCCGCGTTCCAATCTTGCAGCGTACAGGTCACTTGGCTGAACGAAACATTCAGCGGCGTAACATCCGTTTGCGGAACACGCAGCGTAGCAACACCGCGACCAACTTTCGGGAACTTCACAGTCGAGCCTTCAACCCCACGACGCTGGCGAACCGCCGGAACCAGCATGGCTTGTCCTTGATAAGCCTGCTTAACTTCCGCGTCGAAGAGGGTAACAAAGGCGTTAGAGAGAGAAACGCTCATTTTAGTACCTCATTCGTAGTTAATATGGGTTCTCGCGCCGGTAAGCCTGCGTCGCAGGGCCAGTTGCTTGTTGCTTGCGGCAACCACTCGTTGGCATCCGCCACGGCAAGGGCTGATAAAAAATACTAATCAGTTAGCCTTGACGCCTTATACATAAAAAAAAAGAGCCGCGCAAGCGGCTCGTTAAACGGGGCCTAAGTTATTGAAACGTATTAAGAAATAGTTTCTCTACTTTTGTCCGATAAGCATTATCGGTCTTATATCTTGGATCTGCGACCATCTGGTACAGCTCCTCTTTGCTCGGTGCGCCTTCCACCGGCATTGAACTTGTAGGAATTCTAGTGCCTTCATAGGATTCACGCAACTTCATCAATGCCTTGATTCCGTTAGCGGTTCCGCCCATTACCTTGAATTCCTCAAAGTCATCCTTACCCCAGATGCCCTTATTGACCAGTCCAGAAGCCCAATCAACCATGCCTTTGATAATGGAATCTGCATTCGGCCCCAATGCCGCACGTTCCTGCTTCACAGTCCTGGTGGACTGCTCCACATTTTGAACTCCCATCTCGACTACCTTGCCGATCAAAGAGTCAAAAGCCGATTGGCTTACGTTAAATTCCTTAGCCCAATCAAGCACATGCTGGCGAACAGGGTCATTCTCAGGGATGCCGCCAAACGCGGTGGTATCGTATTTGCCGTCAGCCGGTGCTTTGTGTTTGCCCTGGCTGATTTGTTTACGAAGATCCATCCATGACTTTGCAATACCTTCCAGGTCAGGTTCGTTATTGTCCTTGTTCCAAAAGTTTTCAGGCCAGAAATCTGGCCTTTCTAGCGGTTCGTCGTCTTGATTTGCATCTTGAGCGCGGTGTTCTATAGCTTGAGGTTCCTGCTGGCCCTGATCCTCTGGCGTGGCTACTGTTGCAGAGTCCAATAGGCCAGCATCTTGGCTTGCGCCTTCGCTACTGGGTTGGTTTTCTTGGGTTTCCATCACAGGTTTCCTTTGTCTAAAGATCGAGATATCCTTGCTTCTAAGTCCCTGACAATACTATTCTGTCCCTCACGGTAGAAAGCATAGTCAGAGGCAGAACCAGGCAAGGCAACTGGTTGCTCAAGATAGGATTGGCGCAGCCATAACACCAGCTTTTTGCCATCCTCTGTTCCTAATACGCGCAAGCATAGACGATCCAAGTCATCCCTGGATTGGGATGATTCTCGGATGTCTACGTTGGCGTGCTCTAAGTCCTCCCAACCAGCCATTAGGCAACAGCCTTAATCATGGCCGGTACAGCTTCAGGCGCAGCTTGTGCGGCTTGTTGAGCCATTACAGCAGCCTGCTCCATGCGTTGCATCCTTTCCATCGGAGAAGTCCTAATACGCGCAGGCACACCAAGTTTCTCGGCAACAAAGTCTATCATCTCACCGACCTTGAGCGACATCTGGCCTTCCGGTCCAGCCGCCTGCGCTATCTGAGCAAACTGCATGACCTTGTTGATCTCGTCCATAGACTGCGCCATAGCCAGCGGAGCCGCCGGAGAGATCTTGACTTCAAGACCATTCACCTTCAGCGGCAGATCAATTAGACCGCGAGAGTCCATTACATTCAGTGTTTTGCTGACAATGGGAATCATTGTCTCATTAATCAAACGGCCAAAGGCAGAACCAAGATTCTGAGCAAGTTCCTTCATGCGCTCTACCACTTCTGTAGCAGATCGCGCACTCATATTGTCAGGCGGCAGGCTTTCATCGAGCAACATGCGCTTGATGTTCATGCGAAGATCATTAATAACGATCTGACTTACGTTGAAGTCACCTGCTCTCGGAAGCGGGCGTAAAGTCTCCCCTTGCGGACCGCCGTTCCGCGCCACTGGAATTATAGCACCAGGAACAATCTTAACGGTGTTCGGGTTCAAAACACCATCATCGGCAGCGGTATATACGCCAGTGATTGCCAGAGAAGCATTCTTCAGCAGCAGTTCCAGCGTCTTGTTCAGCGTCTTGATGTCAGGCAGTGCGGTAATCAGCGGACCACGGCCATAGATCTCACCGGCAACTTTCATAAACCGGCTAACAATCCACGGCGAATAATCCATGCGACGATAGACCAGTTCAGACTTCGTATCCTTGTGGATAACGTGGTAGCAATAATCACCACGCTTCATGTCGTAAACAGTAGCCTCTATCAGTTCAATATCTTCGGTAGGCTTCTGCTCGATCATAACCGCAAGACGGCCATCAATCTTTGCGTCCTTCCATTGCTGCTGGATAGATTCGCCCTTCAGCCGCATACGGCGATATACGTTATCTACCTGACCGTTTGCGCCTTCCTCAAATGCAACCAGATATTGCGGAACAGGAATAAAGTTGATCGGGTTGATATCGTCACCAGGCTGTACTATCATTACAGCAGTGCCGACAGCTAAGTCAAGGAGAAACTCGCCCATAGCAATGTCAAAGTTACTTTGCTTGAGCGTAGCAAACAGCTTCTCGGTGTAAACATCCAGTGCCGCCTGCGCCTCTGACTTGCGATCAAAAGGAATATCTGGACCAGGTTCAAGTCTGCACCAGCCACGCTGCGGAGGGAAAATGCCAGATTGCAGGCGATTGGCAAAGCGTTGCGTAGAATTGATGGCGGTAGAATCGAACACGCGGGCCATCTTCTTTGACCCGCCTACCTTGCCTTCCCAATATCCGTCATACAGATTGCGCTGCGGCAATGCAAACTCGTAAGCCTCGTCATACAGGTCACGGAAATCATCCTTACGACGCAAGGCAATGTCATGCCGCTTGAGGATATCTTCTGGTTTCAGTCTCATCATCTCAGCCATTTTTCTTCCTCGCTTCGTAGCGTTTTAGTAATGCCCTGCCTTTTGCGGCAAGTCTTGCTGCCGCAGCAGCATTGGTAGGCGCTGGTTCTCCCCATGCTCTTGCTGCCAAAGCAAGCCTAGTCGGCTCTCCGTTCTCTTTCTTTAGCGGACCACTAGGATTTGTATAAAATCTGGTAAGGAAACTTCCTTTCCTACGCATTTTCTCTGGAGTATCAGCGGCGCCTTTCACACCAGGCTTTAGGTTCGCGCCTTCCTTGCGCTTGAAATACTCCCGACCATAAGCAGTCAAACCGCCTTTAGGATCTTTTATGCGATTTTTACTCATACCATTCCACTGCCAGATGCGCCGCCTGAGGCGCTCCAGAAACATTTTTTAGCCTTGCCATATAATTTGTCAAAGGATTCATGACAAACTCCAATCCAGACCCTTCTCCACCACCAGTTTTCGTCTTGCCACCACCGACAATAAGATCAGAAATAAGAGTTGTTCCGGCAGAACTTATCGTGGGATTCAACACCATAGCAACATTGCTAGAAGCAACTATTGATCTGTTTCGTCTGATTGGTGTGTACAGCGTGCCTCCTGTACTAACAGTACCCTCAAAAAAGAAAAGTTCAGCATCACCGCCGCATGAGCCAGATAAAGTTACATGAGGATAAATCCCAAGAGGGCAGGCAAAAACAAAATCAATAGTGGCTTGATCCGCTAATGTCGATCCATTATTAATCAGATGTTCAGCAACAAAAGCACGGCCCTCATGTAACCTATGATGATTTGTATTAACTATGATTACCGGAAAGTCGGAACCAGAAAGCACCTGATTGCCATCTTTATCCTTTTGAGTTAAAGCGACAAGCTGTGTTTTCTGGTTCTCGGATTCACGATATACGTAAGTGATAGCCATTATTCAAGCAACAAATAAAAACCATCTTCAGTAAGCATACGATCTCCGCTTTCAAGAAGAAGATAATCTCCCGTAACCACTATACCAGGCAGCATCTTGCTTACCATGATATTAATAAAAATATCAGCAGGAGTAATTGCCGTTGCGCTGCCAGCGCAGGAATCAGGCGTTAAAGAAAATCCCATATCATTCTCTTATCATTTTTTTTCAATACCAGCTTCTGACATTGCGATAGCTACTGCTTGTTTTCGGCTGGTTACTTTCTGCCCGCTGCTAGACTTGAGTTTCCCCGACTTATACTCGCGCATGACTTTCTTGACCTTACGCTGCATCTTTTCTTTGGCTTCCATATTTACCTCATACTTTGGTTTGAGTAGAACCAAGAGTTTCCGTAATACCAGTCTCAGGCGTCAGACGCGCCTCAGACAGCAGAAGCCTCGAGCCACCACGCAACCTCGATGCGCGACGGCCAGCCATCTGTTCCGCACTTGTCCGTTGCTCTTCTTGCAGTCGTTTACGCTCTGCTTCAGTCTGCGCCCGCTGTTGAGCCAGAGCAGCAGCCGCGCCGCCATCTCCACCACCACCACCACCAAAAATTCCACTCATTTTGCAGTCCTCGCCATTATGTAAAAATCAGAACCGTCAGGTCCATAAGATTTCATAGTGCCTTCGTTCTTAAACCCCAAAGCCATAGCCCATCTAACAGCTTTCTTATCGGCGCTTTTAACAGTTATTTGAGATCTATGCAACATTAAGTATTGCTCTATGACATACAATACTTTAAAAGCTATTTTAGTCAATGAGATAGCGTTCTTTTTTGATCTATTGTCCAGTATGGACCACATCTCCCCAACGCCATGCCAGATAGGTACGCAGCCAAATATGGCTACAGGGTTGCCATACATAAAAGCGGTGAATGAAATACCAATGGCATCCTGCTTCAATACCATCGCTTTTGTGTCGATATATGCTGAAGCGGATATAATTTCAGATTGTGAAATCTGTATCTGACCGAAATGCTCTTCTGCAAATGGCAGGATAACTACGCCATTATGATTGCTTATCAGTTCATTAATTGAACTAATTAGTTGAGAATACATCGAAGTCCATCTTGGCAACGGCACCCTGGATGGGCGCTGCGCCGTAACTTCTAGTCTTTGTCATCCGATTATATTCACCGCCGCCTAGCATCAGGTAGCCAAAAGAGTCACCAATATGTGAATGTTCGTTCTTGTTTGGTGAATCCTTGAATCTCTCCTGTCCGGCACCTATGGCTACGCGCTTGAAATGATATCCGCCAGCCAGAGATTTACGCAGTAGCTTGCAGTTCCGGTTGATAATCAGGCCAGGTTTACCGTTAATCAGCCTTTGCATTGGCGCGGCAGCAGCTTCCCGTCGCACCTTGAAATCATTGCTTGCAGTAGGATTTGCCTTTAGTCCAAGTGTACGCAGGTAATCAAACGCAGTTACCTCGTAGATGGCATCTCTAGCCATACCAGCAGGATCGCCCCAGATTAGCACTTGATTCTTGGGGAACAGTGAATTGAGTTCAGACAGTAGTTGCTGCCCGAAACGCTCCAATCCCATGTCAAATGTAACGATCTCATGCAGGATGATCCACCGTCCATTAGACAGCCGCTGGCCTATGGTTGCAGCAGGAGTCAAACCAAAGTCCAGCCCTACCTGTATCGGCGCATTCGGATCTACCTCGACATCGCCTGACATCAGGTTATCATCGTATTCCGGCCATACAGGTCTGCCTTCCTGCACATAGGTGTACTCACCACCTGCATAGCAGCGAATCCAGTCTATGTTCTTGCCGCCAAGCATCTGCATGTAATAACCGGCAGGCAGGTTATTGATGTTCTCTGCCTTAGGGTTTATCTTCCACCACTTGTTGTTTGCCAGGATATGGTCATTAGCCTCTGGATTCTCAGGCAGATCTTCGATCTTGACTTCAACCACTCCACCTGGCTGTCTAAAGAATTTCCATGCAAAC